ATGAAAAAATGGCTTGTATATGTGCTTGGCATCATTACTGGAATAGTTCTGACATTCGCTTTCGCATTTTGCGTTAAGATGTCTAATAATTCCGGAATTATCGGGCTTGAGCTATCTGATGAACCGGGAGACTATATGGAATTCTCACAGTTTGAGGTATTTCAAGTTGTGACAGATGGATGCGCATTAGCTCATGCTGATGACTCTTTCGGCGCAGTCGTATTGATCATACCGAATGAGAATCAGCAGTTCTATGATGACCAAAAAATCATACTTAATGATACCCAACGAGCTCAACGCATAGGGACATACCAATATGACAATCAAATGGGGTTTGGAAAAACAGTTCCAGCCATTAGGATTGTTGACGGGGTGGACGCTCCAAAAACAAAAGCTAAAGGGAATTCCGGAATAACACTGTTTGACAAACCCGGTGATTGTGTAAGCCGTAAGAATTTTGAGATTCAAACGGTTCTTGACTCAGGAGATGCCATTGCACTGGAAATCCGCGAAACAATTTCAGGGCATGTTCTCACATCTGATTTAAAAGTTTTAATTTTGGCAAAAGATGGGAATACTTTTTATGACAATCAAATAGTAAAAGTTCCGCAAGGCAAATGTGCAAGACAAATTGGCACATACAAATATCAGCAATACGGAAGTATAAAGGTCATTCCCATAGTAGAAGTCAGGTAAAATGATTTTTCTTGTCCAGACGTATTGATAGTGATGGATTTTCTGGTGTGTCTATTTCTTCTGGCTGTCTGCGTGATTGTGGGGCTTCGCGTGTGGAGGCACCACGAGGATATGCAGCTCCTGGAGACTGTTACACCAAGGAATCGGGGAGAATGGTCAGAGAGAATGACTGTGCTAAAACTTCTGAAAATGGGCATTGATCATCGAGCTATTTTTCATGACTGTTATATCCGGAAAGCGTCCGGAGCATATACTCAGGTTGATTTGGTTATCGCCACAAGAGCGGGCTTATTGGCTTTTGAAATAAAGGATTACAGCGGATGGATATTCGGACACTTCCTGCAAAAGTATTGGACACAGGTTCTCGCTTACGGCAGAGATAAGCACCGCTTTTACAATCCTATCATGCAAAACAATGGGCATATTCAGGCACTCAGGGAAAATTTGCCACATAATCCAGGCATCCCAATCTATTCAATAATCGTATTCTTCGGAAGCTGTGAATTGAAAGATGTGACAGTAGGCTCAGATAATGACTACCTCATATATCCGAATGAAATCAAGAGTACGGTCAACAGAATATTGTCACACGCGGATGCCAATTTTGGAGACAAATATGAGATTATGAATGTGCTTACCGAGGCTGTAATAAATGGCTCCAATCCTGAAATTATTTCGTCACAGAAGATGACAGCGGCACAAGCCGGACGCAACCTCAAGCAATCGCATTATTCCTTCTCGCTCAACCCAATCACTGCGTTCCGGCATTTATCCGGGTGGTGGTAGGAGGATTCGGGCGGGGTCAGAGTTTGAGGATCTGGCGGCGGGGATGGGGGCGGTAGGAGATGTGGAGCCAGGTGAAATCGCTTTCGTCGATGAGCTGGTCGAAGGGGAGGCGGAGGTCGGTGCAGAGCTGCATGAGGCGACGGTTGTCGGCAGGGCTGCCGGCGGTGATGTCGGCGGCCTGGCCGAGGAGGTGCTGGGAGGCGGCGGCGCCGCCGACGGCGCGGTTGAGCGCGGGGCAGCGGTAGCCGCTGTTGACGGTGAGGGGCTTGCCCCAGGCCTGGCGGAGGGGGTCGAGGACGTTGTCGACGAGCGCGCGCAAGTTGTCGATGTGGCTTTGGGCGGGGGTGTTGTCGATTCCCCGGGCCGATGCTGTAGCGCTGCGCGTCAGCTCGGCGATTGTGAAGTATTTCATATTGTGTTGTTTTTTGAGGAGAGCCCGGAGTTTTCGAAGAGCTCGGAGAAATTCCTAATTGTTCAATAGTCGCTGGGCGGTTTTCTGTCGGGGCAGCCGCGTTTGTGGCATTTCTTCACCTCGGCCTCGGCGAGCCGGAGCTCGGTTTCGTGGCGGCGGTGGAGTTCCTCGAGGCGGGCGTTCTGCGCGGCGCGGAGTTCCTCGTACAGGCGGTCGATTTTCGCGTCGCGTTCGGCGAGGCGTTTTTCGAGCCAGTCGACCTGCTTGCGGTCGTTGTCGTTCTCGGCGGCGACCACCGCCGCCGTGTCCTGCCGTTCGCGCGTCTTGCGCCCGCGCCACCATTTGACCAGCTCGACGATGCCCTGCATGCCGCCCGCGCCGCCTATGAGCGCAAGTATTTCGGCTGTCACCATGGCGGTGTCACTGGTTGGTGTCGACGAGGTTGTCGACGAGGATTTCGAGCCAGGTGGCGGCGGGGAGGGGCTCAGGGGCGAGGGCGGTCTTGATGGTGCCCGCGGCGAGGGCGGCGGCGACGATTCCGGCGAAGGCGGCGGGGGTGAACCGGCGGTCGGCGAGGCCGCAGTCTTCGGCGGCGGCTGCCTCGATAGCGGCGGTGCGGGCGCTGTCGTCGCCCTGGGTGTCGGCCTCGATGGTCTGGCGGACGGCGGCGAAGCGGGCCACGGCGCCGGTGTAGGCGGCGCGGAGGATGAGGGTTTCGGTGAGGGACGCGGCGTCCAGGTCGAGGGCGCGCAGGTCGTCGAGCAGCATGAGTCTGCGGTAAGCTTCGTTGTAGTTCATTGTCGGTTGTTTATTTTAATGGTTTATAAATTTTCTACGGGGATTGTGCCGCCGGTGTCTGTGCCGCCCGTGGTGAAGCGCAGGATGACGTTGTGTCCCGACTGCACGTTGGCGCTGGTGGTGGAGCCCCACTTGAATCCAAGCTGGCCGCTGCCTTTCACCGGGCTTGCGGGGCGGGCGGCGCTCGTACCGAATCCGCGGGTGGTGAGCAGAGTGGGCAGGTAGAGCGCCACGCTGACGGTCTCTCCGGGACCGATTTCGATAGGGTTCGTCCAAAGGGTGCGCTGGGCGCCCAGGGTGACCGCTGTGGTGCCGTCTATCATGCTGAGGCCCTTTTTTGTCGCCGGAAATACCTGTGGCACTGCTTCCGACGGAGAGCCGAGCAGGTTGTTGCCGATGGTCACGGCCAAGGAGGAGAGGCGGCGCGTCACGCTATCAGATTCGTTCACTATGTCGACGAGCATGGCGAGTTCGCCGCCGAAGCCAACTTCCAGATACTCCGACGAGCCGTCCACCAGAGCAAAGCCGGCGTATCTGTCTGCGCCCGTGAATACTACATTACTGTCAGCCTTGATGACCGTCCCGCCCAGGAGACCCACGACCTTGAACTGCAGGTCGGCGAGCTGAGCGGAGTAGCGCAGGCTGCCGTAGAGCGGCTCGCGGCTGGGGATGGCGAAGAACTTACGGGCGGCCGTGGTGCTCATGAAGCTGGTCTTGCAGGCTCCCGAGCAGCAGAGCATGTAGGTGTAGTCCACCTCCTTGTTGATTATCGCGTCGTCAATTACTGACAGGGGGATGTCGGCGCCGCCCTCTCCCCACGCCTTCGCGGCGGTCTTCCATCCCAGGAGGGCGCCCTTGCTGTTGAAAATCACCAGGCAGGGGTAGGCCGAGGCCACCTGCGCCATCTGCGTCCAGCCGATGTCGTCGGTCGACTGGATGACGCGCTGGCCGAAGAAAAGGTGGGAGGGATTGCCGTCGTCGAGGGCGATGTCGCCCTCGGCCGGAACGAACGGCCGGGCGTCGTGGTCATACCCCCGGAAGTCGCCCAGGCGGCAGGGCTGCCCGGGATACGTGCCGTCGGGAAAGGGGGCGCTCCACGCCGTGCCGGCCTGAAGGGCGCTGTAAAGCTCGGCGGGGGTGCTGTACTGGTTCATCGTGAAGCCCAGGTTGGCGGCCATGCGCTCGGCGTCGGTCAGGCCTCCGAGCGAGGGGTGCACGATGGGGCGCCGGGTAGAGAATATGTTGATGTTTTTGGTGGCGTTGGAGCACAGCCTCACCACCGAGGTTATGTCCGTGGCGAGCACGTCCATCACGTTGCGGACGCTCACGGGGCCGTCTTTCGGTATTCTTGCCATGTATGTTGTCTTGTTTTATGAGTTGAAAGCTGTAATGTCGCCGTCGGCCACGATCGGATGGCTCGAGCGGATGACCTTGGCGGCGGGATCGTACCACAGGCGGACGGTGCGGGCGCTGTCGAGCCACACCGACCCGCGCAGGGCTATGTCGTGGACGTTGAGCTCCACGACGTCGTTCCACGAGCCCGCCGCGTCGACCTGGCGCAGGTAAAGGCCGGTGGCCGAGGCGCCGGGATAGAGGGCCACGCGGTCGCCGCCCTTGTAGTACAGGAACAGGCCGCCGTAATTCTCGTAGGCGAACAGCGCCGAGCGCAGGTTGGCCGATTCGATGGAGCCGTGGTAGCCCGCCGCCACGGTCGAGTCGGTCGTGCGGAATGAGCCGCTGGCGCTGATCGAGCCCACGCCGCTGAGGCTGCCCGACACGTTGCCGGTGCCGTTGAAGCTCTGCCCCCACAGGGTGCGGGCGGTCTGCAATTTCGTCGCCGAGGCCACGTTGGAGTTGAGGATGTCGGCCAGGTGCCTGCCGTCGAGCAGGTCGGCGTTGAGGTTGGTGCAGGTGGCGGTCGTGGTGGCCTTGAAACTCGGTGCCGTCACCGGGCCGTTCATCGCCGTCAGCCACGCGGCCTGAACGCCGGCGTTCTCGACGTACTGGCCGCCGGCGTACTGCTTGAACACCACCGCCGAGGCGTCGGCGTTGGTGGCGATGCTTGCGAAGTCGCCCGAGGTGCCGTAGAGGCGGATGCCGCCGCGGGTGTCGTAGGCCTCGAGGACTACGCGGTTGGTACCGTCGGCGGCCTTGCCGACGAACGCCGACGAGTCACCCTGGGCGGTGACGCTGCCGTTGGTGACGGCAAGCGCGGGAACCGAGAGTTTGAGTTTGCCAGTTTCAACCCCGCCAAGACAATGTGCGATTGACAGGGTGTCGTTGGCTTTCGAGTATTTGAACTGCGCGTAATGACCGCCAGTGCCGTAAAGCCACATCTCGCCGCCGTCAGCCTCCGACACGAGCGCCACGCGCGAGTTGTTGGCGTCCGAGGCCGAGCGCACCGTCAGGGCGTTGCCGTCCACGCGGATGGTCTGCCCGGCGGTGAACACCTTCGCGCCCGATATGGTCTGCGCCGTGGCGAGGGTGACCAGGTGGGTGAGGCTCTGATGGGCGGTGAGGTAGCTGCCCCTGGGCTGGTACCTCGCGTCCGCGTCTTTTTCCGTAATGTACGCTCCCAGCGCCGCCGAGGTGATGAATCCCTGACCCAAAACCCACGTCTGAGTGGCGTAGGCCTTTTCTTTCAGGTACGCTTCGAGCGCCGCGGCGCTGATGCCACCGCTGGCGGACGTGCCGTCCGAAGCCTCGGCGGGACCGAACGCCACCACGTCGCCGTTGGCCACGACGGCCCTGTCGACCGCGAGGTGACCGCCCGACTGCGTCAGCGACACAGAGCCGCCAATCGTCACCGACTTTGTCAGCACCTTGCCGACGTCGAGCGAGGCGTCGCCCACGTTGCCCGAGGCGTCGCGGTGGTTGACCAACAGGGCCTTGTCGGTCATCTGCAAGAGGCTGACGTAGCCGCCCGAGGCCGTGTTGTAGAGCCGGAGCGCCCCGTAGTCGGGCAGCGCGAGCAATTCCATCCCCTTGACGCCCGCGGACGTAGCCGCCGTGAGCGTGGCGGTGAACGTCTTCGCGCCGGTGACGGTCTGCGCCGTTGCGAGGGTGACGAGGTGGGTGAGGCTCTGATGGGCGGTGAGGTAGTTGCCCCTGGGCTGATACCTCGCGTCGGCGTCCGTTTCGGTGATGTACGCCCCCAGCGCTGCCGAGGTGATGAACCCCTGCCCCAAAACCCACGTCTGAGTGGCGTAGGCTTTTTCTTTCAGATACGCTTCGAGCGCCGCGGTGCTGATGCCACCGCCGGCAGACGTGCCACCCGAAGCCTCGGCGGGTCCGAAAGCCACCACGTCGCCGTTGGCCACGACGGCCCTGTCGACCGCGAGGTGACCGCCCGACTGCGTCAGCGACACAGAGCCGCCAATCGTCACCGATTTTGTCAGCACCCTGCCTACGTCGAGAGAGGCGTCGCCCACGTTGCCCGAGGCGTCGCGGTGGTTGACCAGCAGGGCCTTGTCGGTCATCTGCAAGAGGCTGACGTAGCCACCCGAGGCCGTGTTGTAGAGCCGCAGCGCCCCGTAGTCGGGCAGCGCGAGCAATTCCATCCCCTTGACGCCCGCGGACGTGGCCGCCGTGAGCGTGGCGGTGAACGTCTTCGCCCCGGTGACGGTCTGCGCCGAATTGAGCGTGACGTAATTCGTCAGCGCCGAGGCGGTGAGGTAGTTACCCCTGGGCTGATACCTGGCGTCGGCGTCTTTTTCCGTAATGTACGCCCCCAGCGCCGCCGAGGTGATGAATCCCTGTCCCAAAACCCACGTCTGAGTGGCGTAGGCCTTTTCTTTAAGATACGCTTCGAGCGCGGCGGCGCTGATGCCGCCGGCGGTGGACGTGCCGCCCGAAGCCTCGGCGGGTCCGAACGCCGTAATGTCACCCAGCGAATACAGCGGCAGTTGCGCCTCGATTAGTGTTGAGCCCGCGTCAGTGTCCGTCTTGCGGAAATACGTCATGAACTCCTCCAACGTCAGGTAAGCACCCGACGCGCCGGCATTGCTCCGGGCGCCCGACAATCCGCCGCCATACCGCGCCCTGAGCGCCTTTGACCTCGGAAGCGCCGCCAGTTTTGTTGTTTTTATCGTGATTTCTCCCATATTTCAATTTATTAGCTGCGTTAACATTCCCATTTCACCTCACCTCGACCAACGTACAGTCGGCCACGTCCTGCTGCAGATGCTGAACTTCGGCCCCGAGCATGAAGCGCTTACCAGGCTCGCTCTTGTCCCACAGCGACGGCACCGCACCCGAAACTATGCGCACCGTGCCGGTCAGCACGTCGAGGCGGCTGCCATACTGCGACGCGATGATGCGCATAAGATGCTCTTCGGGACGCGCCGCCCCCATAAAGCAGTCGTGGTTTATGTTATCAATCAGCGACCCGTCGGCATTGTAAAACAGCCCGCGCGACGTGGGCAGCGCATCCTTGCCCGTGCCGCTGGTGGTATCGAGCTCCAGCGGCTCCTTCGCCCTGGGGTTGATGGTGCAGCTGTAAACGATGTCGTTCCCTTCGATTCCCAGTCCGTTGTGATCAACCATTTCAAGCTTCAGGTCCTTGAAAAGCGTCCAGTAGGGAACAGTCGCATGCTTTGACGGACCTTCCCTCTTGTGGTTCAGGGCCTTAACACCGGTTCCAATCTCGCAATGCAGCATCCCCTTGACACCCTCGGGCAGGGCCACGAACTCTCCGTCGCCGCGCTTCTGCCACCACGCGGGCAAATCGCCCGTATAGATGCCGATGGTCGGGCGGTTGGTAGCCCAGCCGTCGCATCCCGTCTTGTTCTTGCGGTCGCCCCAGTCATACCACATCAGCCACGCCGTGCCCCAGGCGGGCTCTTTGTCAGCCTTGACCCATCCCGCGCGCATTTCCCCCCAGCTATCAATTGTGTCGCCCTTGTTAGGAGTGCGCCCATAGTATCCGCCATCGGCGACTTTATTGTTTGTGTAATAATAGATGGAGCCGTCCTCGGCCTCCACCCACAGTCTCATCGGCACCGACACGAAGTTCCAGTGCTTGAGCTGGCGGCCATAATTGCCCTCCTCGTTCTTGCGGTTCTTTCCCTCGAACGGATTGTAGCGGCAGTCGTGCAGCAGCATCACGCTGATTTTCAGCAACCTGTCGCCCATTTCGCCTATCCACACCGGCTCGATACCGAACAGCGGCGTAACCGCATACTGGATAGGCAAAGGCGTACCACGAAGTGTACGAAGGTTGGTAAGGTCAAGTTGCTCGCCGCACATCACACGCTGCGCGTCTCCGTTGCCGGTGGTCCTCATCAGCTCGGCCACTCCTTCCGAGCCGCTTCCCGAATAGATAGGCTCAATCTTGTAGAACTCCCCCTTGCCCCACAGCTTGATGCCCGGCACGACAGCCTTGCCCCACTCCACTTTGAAACCTCTGTAAACCTCGTCCACTCCACCGCCCGTTTCAAAGCCGGGCGCCTGGACGGTCATCTCGCCCCGGTTTCCGGTTATGACGAGGTCGTTCACACTGCCGTCGGCCAGCGTCGTGTCGCCGTAAGGATTGAACGTCACCTTCACCTCAGAATACACCCGGTCAACCCCGAGTGTCGCCGAGTCGCCCATCCATTCAACCACCTGGGAAGTTGGCGCCGTCAGCACAGCCGTCAGGTCATACACGGTGAACGTCCCCTCACGCTGCACCAGCCGCAGCCCGAGCGGCTGAAGCACGCTCTCCACCGCCTCGCGCCACGTCATCGCCTCGCCCTCCTCGTCATAAAAGTTGGCCGCACGCATCTTCACTCGCTTCATCACCTCACTTTTGACCCCACCGATCCTATACCCGTCATTCTCGGTGAAATCCCGGCCATAGCCGCACGCCTCCAGCGCCCCGGACACCACCTCGCCGAGCGTCACCCACCCCGCCGCCGGCAAATCAAACCTCAGCCGCTCCATCGGGCCCGTGTCGCTGAACGTCAGCTGCACCGTGTAGCCGTCCTTGCGTTCGAACGGCTCCTCATACTGCTCGGGATCCAGCAGCCCGCGCCACCACAATTTTCCGCCGCGCCTCACCGTCAGCATCCACCCCGTCACATCTTCCGTGTAAAGATGCACATAGGCCCGGTCGCTTTCCGACACCACCTTCAGCGTCGCCGAACAGCCCTGGACCGGCTCATGCTTCTCAGTCTCCTTGAGCTCGATGGTCAGCGGATCATCGCCGTCAAACACCAGTTCACCCTCGGCGCAGCCACTCGCCGCGCCCACCTTCTCAAGCGTAACCTGATGTTTCACACCGCCATAACTCCAGAACTCGCCTCTGTATTTCTCAAACGTTTCCATAAAAAATTCCTAACTCCTAATTTCTAATTCCTAACTCCTAATTCCTAATTTCTAATTACATCCTGTCCCTGTACCGGCCGTTCTTGGCCAGCACCGCCACCAGGTTGCGGCCATCGATGCGCACGTCAACCTGCTCATAGCGGGCGCCGCCGTCCCGGGCCGGTCCGATAAGCTCTTTCAGCCTGTTGAGCGGCGCCACCACCTCAGGATTGCCCGAGGCCCCGGCATATTCGCCGAACAACCCCAGCGTCGGACCATAAACGATGCCGCCGTTGGCAAACGCAGGTATTGCCGCAAATGCCGCAATCATCGACGCGATCGCCGCACCGGCCATGATCCAGCCCACGACAGGCGTCTGCGCCGCCGAGTTCGCCGCGTTGGCGCATGTCATCGCCATAATCGCCGGAATCGCCTGCGACGCCGTCTGCAGGATGTTGGCGCCGTAGTCAAGCCACGCACCCGCGCTATCGCCCACCAGGCCGCTGATATTTCCCATCATCTGCCCTGCCGCAGAAAGGCCGTCGCCTATCTGTCCCGACACCGGCACCATCTTCTTACCTGCGTCAACATAGCCCTCATAGCTCTCTACAAGCCCCTCGACCTGCTCCCTCACATTATCAGGCAATGGATTTTCGGTATCTGCCAGCATGGCTTTCAGCATCCGCAGCTTCTCCTTCAGTGCATCAAGCCCCAAATCCCCGATTTTCATCTTCAGGTCTTTGCCTTCAAGTCCATTCAGTTCATCAGCCTCAGCCTGCATGTCCATCACCTCGACTCCGCGGCCCAGCGCGTCGCGCTTCTTTTCCAGGGCCCTTATCGTCTTTTCGATGTCTGCAATCTCATCGCCGGTCGCCTTCTGCTGCTGCGTCCGGTAATAGGCCAGCGCCGAGTCAATCTCCCCGTAGGTGTTCAGAGTCTTAATATCTCCGGGCTTCTCAAGGGCTTCCAGTGTTTCGTCCCACTTGTCCTTAACCTTGTTGAGGTCGTTGATATGCTGCTGAGCGAACAGCCGCTCCTCGGCCGTGCCGTTCTGCAACAGCATCGTATAATACGACAGCTCATCCTCCAGCTGCTTGTATGTCGTTATGTCATCAATCTTCACCGGCGTGTGCCATGCCAACTCTTTTTCAGTCCGCAGCTGCTGCAAAGCCCTGATTTCCTTGTTTATACCCTCGGCTTCGGCACCCGTGGCATCTGGCAGAAGCGACTGCTGATAAGAAATTTCCTTATCTATGTCGCCCATGGTGACAAGCTGATTCGGGCGATCAACCTCTTTGTATAGCTCCTCTATCTTCTGAGCTTCTGTTCCCAAGAGCGAAATCTCCTGCTTGATTGCTGCCCTACGCGCCGCGCTTGCTGTCAGATACTCTTCTTTCAGCTTCGCCACAAGTGTTGTAATTTCCTGCAGCCGCGTCTGCTCCGTGGCAGCATCTCCATTTCCATTCTTCCCTTTGTCGAGATTTGGGCGTGTCTCGCTGCCGACTACGCTGAACTTCAGCCCCGCCAACTCATTGCTTGTGGATTCCAGCATGAATTTATCCCTCTTGTTGGCCTGATTAAGATTGATAATTTGTGCGGTTGCCTTGTTTCTCCGTGGGTCCACCTTGCCATTTCGGCTTACCCCGCCATATTCTCCGTTTTTAATCCCCTGCCTGATGTCGGCTATCTGGATGTCTCTGTCGGCCATGCGCTCGGCAAGCTTGCGTGTCCGCGCCTCAAGCAACATCTGCTTGCAATACGTTTCACTATTTGCTACCAACGCCTTATACCAATCCGAAACGCTCGAAAAATATCCCATCGTATCGCCATAGGCATTATTCAGTTCGTTTACGAGCTTCTTCTCCTGTTCTTTCGTACCGCTGAACGCCTCAAGCATGGCAATATGGACCGAGATGCCCGCCGATGCGCTCTGCATTGTCCGCGATTCCTCCTCATGCCGGGATTTCAGCGCCTCAGCCTCGCGCGCAAGCCGTTGCTTTTGACTGATCAACTTGTCCGTCTCGCTCTCCGTTTTCTGCATGCTGCCGCACAAAGCCTCCATCGCCATATTAAGTGCAACAATAGCCGCAAACACCCCAGTACCCATAAGCGCCATCTTGAGGGTCATTCCGAACACCTTAACGTTTATGTTAAGAATCTTAAGAGCGCCATTCATCGCCACGATATTTGCCGCGACGGTTGTAATCCCAGAAGCCCATTCCATAAAGGGCATAAACGTAGAAGAAATTTTATTCACACCTTCCCCCAGCTCACCCATGAAATTGGCAAGCTGCTGAATCTGTCCCACAGGAACCTGGGAAAGCGCTTCGTTCGAAGCTTTATTCAGCCTCGCCATCGCTTCCTCGGCACTTTCAGCATTGGCTTTTATCTTTTGCAATGCCGCGCTCAACGAATCCTTCGCCGAAATCTCATATATTATTGCATTTGCCATTGTATTTTGTTATCTTTGCGAAATTATTCTTAACTCTCTCATTATATGCAATCCCACGAAAACGCGACATCACGTCCCCGGAGACCTTTCCTGTCCCTGTTCATCTCAATCGTCCTTGCCGTCCTTGGCATCTCAGGGCTCACTATCGGGGCCATATTCATTTATGAAGCTCCGACCGATTCCCTTCGCTTCGCCAAAAGCCTGCTGCTGATTATAGGCTCTATAATAGCCGTGGCAGCCGCTGTCGTCATCTTTTTCATATTCAAAGCCCAGCCTTTCATCCTTAAAGAACCCGAACCGTCCACCGCATCGCTCCATACAAATACCAGGGCTTCCGATATTAGTTTACTGGCTACCATATGCCTAATTGCCGGTGCTATTCTATTGCTATACGCCACCATGAACCTGAGCAATCCTCTTGCAAGTTTTCCTGAACTTGCATTTGTTACAGGTTGCTGGCTTATTAACATCGGTGTTTCTCTTTTAGGCGGTCTTACGAAAAACATCGATTCAGAAAGCAAAGACCAGTCTGCCGACAAACCCCGAATGGGGTTTATGATGAAGTTGATCGTATTTGTCGCATATCTTTCATTTCCAACTCTGTTAATTACAATTTTTACCATCATTCTTAAGAGCGGAGATGTCGTTGCCATTCCAAGACTGATGAATTGTTTCACTTTCTCCCTGATGGTGATGATCACGAGCGGCGCTATTTGCACGGGACGCGCCATCGCCAACAAACTCAACTCTTAAATCTCGCCATATCTTTGTCGTTATTACCATGACTGCTTCAAAGCCAAAATCCACCTTGCGCGTCATCCGAAAAAAGGACGGACATAATACAGCGGACTCTGCCAGTTCCGCACCAATCTCCACTTATCATCCTCCCGTTGAGGAAGACACTCCGCAGGTCGTCTCCACCTATCATCCGCCCGTCGAGGAAGACACTCCGCAAGTCGTCTCCACCTACCATCCTCCCGTCGAAGATTATACCAGTTCCGAGGAAGTTGAGGATACGCCAGAAATTTCCCTATGCGATAAGGTTTTTCTGATAGTTGGTTCTTTCCTGCTTTACTTAGCGTTATTGTCATTTATTCTCGGGGGAATAAGGTATCTGTTGAAAATAGAAAACGCCTTTTCAACTCTCGGCCCACTGGCTTTCATCCTGTTTGTTATAGGAATGGCGCTTATAAATGCGACCGCTACTTCCAACGCCGTTATCAACCTCGCCAATGGGTCAAACAATTCCACCTGCTGCACATACGATGCTTCGGATTCCTCTGATTCCTCTGATTCCGTTCATTAATCCATGACCTTTTCCATTTATCATTAATTTTATGATTAGTTTTATATCATGAATCCAATAAAGTCAGCAATTGAGAAACAAGAGTCAGCAATTGAGAAACAAGAGAAGGAGATTCAGGAACTTCCTTTTCCTTATCCTTGCGATATTCGTAATCATATTTGACTGACAGGCGGGATTGCTAACTCAGCCCATAGCGTTTCTTGGCGTCCTCAAACCGGCTCTTGCGCTCGTCAGCGGTGACCTCGGCCGGGGGTTGGCCGGAGGATTCCGCATCTTTTTCCCATGGAAACGGCAGAAACTCCTCCGGGCCCATACGCCGCGATACATGAGGCGCGACAGCGCACCATCCGACAAGCCGTGCCCGCTCCCAGTCCTGGCGGCGGCAGCCCTCCCAGGCCTCATGAACCGCGCTGAACTCCCCGGGCGTCATGCCCAGGAAATCATCAATGCGCATGCCCATCGCCCCGACGGCGAGGCCCATCAGTGCCTCTATTTCCGGGCCGTCGCCGCCATCGCTTTTTTTCCCGCGGCACCACCGAGGCCCTCATAGAATCGGGTCATCGCCTCCGGCTCAAGGCCGCACGCAAATTCCTCGAAGTCCATCCCGAGTTCGACGCCGTCGGCCTTGCAGGCCGCCTTGACGCAGCAGTAAACGAACTGCGCCATCTCCTCCACGTCGTCTTCTGAAAAACGCGAGGGACTTTTGCCAGTGGCGCGTTTGAACAGCACCATCGCGCCCATTGTCACACGGCAGGGATATTCCTTGCCACAAACCGGGAGCATGACTGCTCCCGCAGATTCATTCTTTTTCATAATCAAGAAATAATTCAGGAAATAATTAATAATTAAAATGTTAAGAAACGCCGCCCGCCCATCCCTCTGCCTGAATTATCAGGAACCGGAGTTGACGGATGTACCGTCATTGAGGCCTTTGCCTTGTGCGACCAGTTTCACCGGGCCTGAGTTCTCAAGCTTGACGCTGCACTTGGCGTCATCGCCCGCCTGACCGTCAAGCTCAAGCGACGTGATGATGAACTGGCCTTCATAGCCGCCGGGGGTCTTGCCGGTGCGCTTGGCACCGTCGCGCAGCGAATAGTGGGCCTTGACCGGCTTGCCGGCCAGCATCATGGCCTTCAGTTCGTCATAGCTCGGGACATTATCGTCCGAGTTGGTCAGCACAAGGACATCCGCGCTGATTTCCTCAGAGAAGGTCTTCACGAACTTCTCCTTCCATTTGCCTGATGCTTCCTTGGTGGTACGTTCGCCGGTCTCCACACTGGTCGAGACCTTGCAGCCGGTCGAGAAGCCCAGGGCCGCCCCATCGACGCTCAGGATAAGATCCGTGCCGTCAAGCACGCTGTAATTTGTTTGATCTGCCATAAAACTAAATTTTAAAAAGTTAAAAGACTAAAAAAGTAAAAGTAGAAAGGGGAAAGTGAAAAGGCAAAAAGAAAAAATTCCTAATTCCTAACTCCTAATTCCTAACTCCTAATTCCTAACTCCTAATTCCTAATTCAAAGAACTCCTAATTCCTAATTTCAAAAACCATCTGCTGGCAAAATGCGTCGGATGCCCGCAGCTCCTTGCGGTCGGCCAGGAAACACCCCCTCATTCCCCGGCCCGGATTCCGCAGCGCCTCCCGCACAGCCTCGGCAAGCTCAACACCGCTGTCATAATCCGCCGAATAGCACTCGACGAACATGCGCAGCCGGTCATAGCCGCGGCAGTCTTTAGTGGCCGCCTCAACCATCTCGCCGCAATAATATGTGATATAGGGCAACGTGGCATCATCCGCCACCACAGGGAAACAGGCCGTCGCCAGCGACGCCACCCGCTCATCTGTCATCAGCGCATCCCTCAGCGCCATTCCAATTGAAATACTGCTCATGATCTTTATAATTAGTAATTAGAAATCAGTAATTAGGAATTGTGTTACGGCGGTTGCCGTTTCGATTCCGCGATGCAAAGTTAATACTGTTTTTACGGAAATAAAAATCTGTTATTCAGCGGTTTATCTTCCTTTTGTTTCCTTTGTTCGACCTTGTTTCGCTTGGTTTCCCTTGATTTACCGGGACGGCGATTTTTTCACAATGTTTAACATTGAAATCGCCCGGCGGGGTCATCGCTGGGGCTTGTTCCAGGGTGCCTCACGCTCGAGCCGCTCGAAAAACTCGGGTGGCGGCGGGGTGTAGGGCTCCTCGGGCTGACGCGGCTTTTCTTCGCGGGGCTGCGCAGGAGCGGAAGGCGCCGCCGACTCGCCGAAGCGGCTCTTTTTGGCGAGCCACGAGCGGAAGGCAGCCCGCCAGTCGCGCATGGGAGCGCCGCCCATCATCCAGCCGCGGGCGCTGTAATGGTCGAAAAAAGCGCGGGCGTCGGCCAGCGTGGGGCCGTAGCGCTGCACATCGGGGTCGCGCACGGCCTCGACGAGCTCGCCCGCCAAAGGCGGCGAAAAAGAAAAATTTTCAAAGTCCCCGGGGGCGGGGGCCTTCGCGCACGTGTGCGCGGAATCGCCCGCTTCGGTTTTCTTTGTTTTTGTTTCCTTTTCTTTTATTTCCTTTTCTTTTATTTGTGGCGTTAATGCTGCATTAACCGGGGTTTTTGCAGCATTAACCCGGGTTTCTGTTGCATTAACCAGAATATACGGCAAATCGGCGGCGCCTTTGCGGCGGCGGGCGATTTCAAAATAGCGCCGCTGGAT